CGCAATGGTGTTTTGCATGCCAACGAACTCGGCCGCCACATCGTAGGTCGGGTCGTCCTCTTGCGCCATGGCGTAGTCCGCGAGCCCCGGCGTCGAGCGTAGCGTGGTGAACTGATCGTCCGCCCGCTTCAGGGTCTGGTATACGCCCCGTAGGTAATCGTAGGTCGCCCCGTTGGCGGCAAGATGCGCCACGATGCCCTGCACGTTCAGGCGCAGTTGCACGGCGGCGGCCTTGACGGTCTGGTATGCGGTCTGCGGGATCACGTTGCTTGCTCGGAATGCCATGTCAGATCTCCTTTCGCTCGACGCGACCGATAAATCAATTTTAATCCCATTTTAAGCCACAGTGAATGCAGCACCAGTGAAATCAATCAACAATGATTCCCCGGCAGCTAAAGTAAGATCAGAACCGTAATCATACCAACCAACCAAAGGATCTCCAGCCACAGTATCGTCATAAATCACAACATAACGGAAAGGACCAGTCGAACCACCCGAAGAAGTCAAGGTCAAATCATTGAAAGTAACACTCTGCGTGCCACCAGACTGGGCACTAGAAGCGGTAGTGAGGTTACGTGAGCTGAGGTTCGTATAAGCAATTTGCGTAAGATCAGCAATTACTCCATTAGTATTAACCGGAGCATTAGCAGCAGCAGTAAGGGCCACAGCAAATTGGTCCGAGCCTACGTTTGCCCCTTCAACCATATATTCAACCCAAGGTTGAAATTTGTTAAAAGCAGCCATTATATTTCCTTATGAGTAAGACAGAGTTGTTCGATCTGCCCAGATATTGTCAAAAGCATCATTACCGTCCGCCCAATCAATCTTTAGAGAACTTCCGGTATATGTAATACGTTTGATTCTCCAGAATGCAGCAGACTCAGACACACCAAAAGCTGCCTCTCCGACATAATTCACAAAAGTGGAATCCCCGTCATAGACGAGTTGACTCCTGATCGGATAGGCAAGTTTTGTCATTAGTTAATAGCAGCGAGAAGCTTTGCTCTCTTGCTCTGGAATTCAGCCCGTTCTTTCTCGAACTCCGCTTTTTCCTGGGCGAACTTGGTACGCTCTTCAGCATGAGCTTTCTCTTGTTTACCAAGAACCATCTCACGAGTAGCAGCACCTTCTTCACGAATTACAGCAGCAGCTACAACTGCTTCTGCTTTTGCCAGTAGTTCCTTGTTTTTAGCTTTCAGAATAGCCGCGTTGGCTTTAGCTTCGGATGTGATGCTTTCAGCCTCAGCACGTGCAGCCGCTAGAGCTGCCTTGGATTCTTCTTCCCGCTTCTGGATGTTAACGGTGTACTCGTTAACTTCAGATAGTTTGACAACAGCCTCAATAACTTCTTGATATTTGGCTACTTGTTCTTTTAGTTCATTAACCTTGGCTTCAAACTTTTCAGGGTTCTTCACCAGTTCAATGACATCAAATAGATTGTCTAGACCTTTAACAGACATTATTTTCTCCCCTGAATTACAGTCATTGTGGCAGTTCCACTAGTTACTGTGGCATTAAGACGAACAGCACGTACCGGAGTAGTGATGCTCCCAATTTCATTGCCAGTGCCAGTATTCAAAGGATCTGGTGCAGTGATTGCAGTTGGGGTAACGTCAGGATCAAACACGTCGTCCGACGTTAGCTGGACAACCCAAGTAAGTGACGCACCACCTGACACTACAACTTGAATGCCTAGATTAAAATTATTTTGTGTGTAGTCTACCGGAATCCAGTTAGAGTTGCCCGTAGCCGACACTGTTACGCTTGTAGGACGCATGTAGTTTCCTTATACGTTAGGATGCCCCTCCGAAGAGGGGCTTAATTTAGTCGGTTACGCCTTCACCTGGACCAGCAACAAAGTAGCTAATCGTAACGTAGCCAGTACCTCCGGAAACAGAAGTACCACCAAACGTTGAGAAAACTGCTTTGTCAGAATCCAGTTTAGCAAAAAAACCAGAACCAATTGCAGTGCCTGGTTTAACCAGACCCACAGCCGTAGTGGCGGCAGAGAAAGCATTCAGCACTGCATCAGTATCTCCAGTCCAGCCAACCGTCCACGTTGCGGCGTTGGTGCCGGCATTAACGTTCTGGTAGCAATCGACATCCGTGATAATAGCATCCTTTGGAAGAACACATTTTACAGTGCTGGAGTCAGTGCGAGCAATTGCGAACGTTTTCTGCATAACACCTCGGGGCTTTGGATATGAAATATTAACAGCCATTTAAATTTTCCTTTCCAATCTTTAAATCTTTTTTAGCTTGTTTTAAAGCTAAATATAACATTTCTTGTTTTTTGTAATCTTCAGGAAGCATATGCCTCCAATGCTTTTTTGTGGTTGTTTGAAATTCAACCGCCAGTTCTGCTTGTTTATGTTTTACTCGCATAAACGGTAGAATTTCTTTTAAGAATTTTGCGGCGCGACGCCCACTTACTTGCCATTTCATTGTATTGCTATTGTTTTCCCTTTTATCTACAGCAACAGAAAATTCTGCACCGTCAGGAAACATAGCTTTTAACTCAGAAGTCATGTGTGGATCGGTACTTTGCACACTTACTCTTAAAATATAATTTGTGTCACGGTCACGATCTTCTCGTTTTTGTTTCATCACAAATATACTGCCTTCACCATCAATAATTCCAGCAGTCCACGCTAAATCAGCAATTGTTAGCATATACTTCCTTTCTCTACTTTAATTCAAGAAATGTACTAAGATTGGTTGGTTAAGCTCCGGGTGATCCGAACAGACCTCTTGGATCAGTCCAACCGAATGAATAACGAGCAGTGGCCTTGAACTTGGCGTTCTCGGTGTCAAAGTCGTTATCCATGTCAAAGCTGTCAGCCCGACGCTCGAAGTGCTTCATACCGTGGGGCACATCAGTGCGCAGGAACCAAGCATCAGCATCCGTCAGATAATGGTTAACCACAACTTCAGGAACCAGGCCCATAGCCTTCATGGCGTTGACATCGTTAGTGTCAGTGCCAGGGCGACCAGTAGGTGCAGTAATACGCTTGGCCTCGAACATCAGTTGACGAGGGATGATCAGCGACTTCGGACGAACAGAAATCAGCAGACCACGGTCGTTAGTGAAACCGGCGATGTCGATATGAGCTTGCTCAAGAGCAGCTTCACTCAGGTCGGCAGCAGTTGCCAGTTCATTCGACCAAGTGCCGCCAGCAAACAGTGGGTGGTCAGTAGCCAGAAGCTCTTTACCATCACCACCAGTGTAGCTGGAGTTGAACGCACGGTTGTAGACGTTAGCCGCGACAACTTCCTTGGTTTGACGCATCGAGAAGGCAAGACCTTGGGCCTTACGCTGACCAACAACATCATACAGGTCGTCGTCCATGATTTCACGAGTGATCATGAAACCAAGGGCATACACTACGTGCGAGTAGCGAGTGATGTAAGCCTGACGCTCAGAGTCATAGCTGATTGGGCTGCCTTCCGGCTTAACAACCGCCAGACCAAAGCTCGAAACACCAACATCCTCTTCAAATGCACGGCTGGATTTGAAAGTTTCAAACAGCTTCGTGTATTCTACAGGATACTCACTGTAAGCCTTACCGTACCAAGCATTAACACCAGGCCAGAGGGCTTTTGCAAAAGAACCGCTATTGATAATAGCCATAATACATTACCCCCTATTAAACGCCGGCTAGACCCGCTGCCTTGAAGGCATGGGTGTTGATACGAACAAGTAGTTCGGCATTGCCGCTGTCCGCCAGACGATTGGCGTTGTCTGGTGAGTTAACAATACCTACAATCTGCACTGGGTCAGTGGCCGTGGTAGCAACCTCCGAGCTATCCACCATCATGGCAGAAGCGTAAGGAGCCGTCGATGCACCTGAACCAATGACTAACGAGCAGTTTAGACCAACTGAAGCAGCCGCGATGTTACCATCTTGCGGGCACGCAAAAATTAGGTCCGGGGAATCGGCAACAAGTGCAATACGTCGAGTAGACGCAGCACGATAGTTACCAGTATTTAGGTTACTATAGTCGGGTTCAAAACCGACAACAGCGCCCACAATAGCCGAAGCGGTTGCCGAAGCAGCCCGTTCAACAGCAGGATACACACCACCACCTGCGGTGTCAACTAGCGCATCGTTATCCGAAAGCACTACGAGGTCGCCCACGTTAGTAACTTGTGAATCACTGGCGCTAATCATGTAGCGATTGACTTGCCCATTATAAGGGGAGCCGTTCATGTGTTTTACAGGGCGAAAGCCCGAAAGAACAGATGCCATTTAGATTACTCCAAAAATAGCTCCCCTAAAAATTTCTTAGTCGCGGAGGATTTCCATCTTACCGGATTGAAGTTCATTTTTAGAGAGAGCGTCCTTTTTAATAGATTGCTCTAGCTCATCAACCTGCGACTGTTTGGCTTTTTGGTCTTCTTCATACCATTCTTTAGGAATACGCATGACGAAGGCTTTTGTGCCTTCCCGGTCCACAGATACTTGCGCCTTT